GTGCTGGTTCATTCATTGTCGGAACACAGATTGCACAGACTGCCGGAATCTTTCCCTGGCTCTTATGGGCGCTGGGGAATACGCTGACCTGCATCGTGTTTGGCCTGCTGGCCCAGAAATTTCCGAAGCTGCGGGAAGTGGCCAACTCAAAGCCGGTGCAGATCCTGATGGGTCTGATGTGCGTCTTCCAGATCTGGGTCAATATGAACGGTATCTATGAGATGCTGTCGCCCACGGTCATCGGAAGCACGATGGCGTACATCATCGTTTACGCGGCGTCTGCGTTCTTCATCATCTTCTATCTGAAGAGAGCGACTTTCCGGAACGTGGCCACGGACAACTTCTCCTGGCTGGGCGTGTATCTGCTGATTGGCCTGCTGATTTTGATCAGCATGTTCACTAACGGCGTACACGGTATCAGCACAGTCATCGATCCGGAGCAGATCAGGGCCAAAGGATGGCTCTGCATTACGCTGGCCTTCGGCGCTTTCTTCTATCCCACCTTCTGGGAGCTGCTGGATTACAACGATAAGAACGAGGACGAAACCAAAAAGATTGACATGAAGCGGCCCTTTATCATGGGAGGTCTGCTCTTTGGTTTCTACCTGCTGTTCGTCCTTGCCGGCGCGTTTACCACCTACTCCCCGGCGGTTGACCTGCTGAAAGGGATCCTTGTTTCGCTGGTGGCCGTTTCTTCCCTTTCTTCCTTCCTGTATGGCTCCATGGTCAATTTCGGGAAGAAGATCGGGGTTGCCGTCGATGTCGCCGCTGTTGCCGGATGGCAGCTGCTGGTACCCATGGGCGTCATGGGTGTATGGACCTTGATGCAGAACGTCCGGATCTGGATGGTTTTGGCCATGTTCGTCGCTGCGGCTGTCTGGTACGTGATTGAACGCCGGAAGGCGGTGAAATCATGAAGCTGGACATACGAATCATGGCGGTTAAGAGCCGCCGTGAATACGTGCTGCAGCTGATTGACCGTCTGGGATTGTCTGAGGACTGTGTTGTTTATGATGACAGGGGCCCGGACGGCGGCGGTGATGCATGGTACAACGCCAAACGGGCATGGATGAAAGATCCTGGAGACGCAATGCACAGGCTGGTTATCCAGGATGACGTACTGGTCTGTGACGGTTTCCGATACATCTGTGAGCAGATTATCAGCCATTTTCCGGACGCGGTGTTCGCATTCTCCTGCGGCGCCTGGATTCGTCCGGAGATGCGCAAAACCACCAGTCCATATGTGCGCCTTCGCGGATCCTGCATCAGCGCCCAGGCCATTATCATGCCGGTTAACCTGATCCATGATATGGTTGCATGGTCAGATGACATGTTCGGCGCTGATTACCGGCACGATGATGGACGGATCGGCTGGTACTGCGCTTACCATGATATTCCGACATATACCGTCATCCCGAGTCTGGTGGAACACATGCAGATCGATAGCGTGATTCCACACCACAACCGGAAGGACCGAAACTGCCGGACGTGGATTGGCCCGGATATCGGAAAGCAGGATTGGACGGACAAAAACGCTTCAGCGACAGGATTCAGACCGTGCAATATGTGGCTGAATCCGGCAGACCCTCACTATACCGCTGTTAAGTCCATGATGTGCATGGCAGCGGAGAAAGCGAGGGCCATATCATGTTGAAGAAAAAGCAGGCCCAGACGAACGATGATTGGCTTGTCGCCGTCAGACACATCCGGGAAACGGTCTCGCAGGATGAGATCGAAAAGGCCGTACTCAGTGCGGTCAGTGAAATTCGCCAGGTGACTGCCGGCAAGAATGTCGCCTACGCATGGAGCGGCGGTAAGGACAGTATTGTTCTCAGCAAACTCTGTGAGATGGCCGGAATCCATAACTCTATGTTCGCTCATTCTGAGCTGGAATATCCGGAATTCCTGAGCTGGTGCATGAAACACAAACCAGACGGCTGCACGGTCATGAACGTCGGCCCGGATCTGGACTGGCTGGCAGAACATCCGGAAATGCTGTTTCCGAGGAAAAGCCGGACGGTTTACCGCTGGTATTGCATTGTTCAGCAGAAAGGCATCCGGGAATACTTCCGGGAGCACAAGCTGGATATGATGCTGGTTGGCCACAGGAATGCCGACGGCAATCATACCGGAACGACACACATTATTACCAACCGGGAAGGCGTTACCAGATATTCGCCCATGGCCAGATGGCCACACGAATACATTCTGGCCGCGATTGAGTATTACGGGCTTGAACTTCCTCCTATTTATGGGTGGAAGAACGGGTACCGGAACGGGACGCACTCCTGGCCGTGCCGGCTGTACGTTGACAGCGTGAAGCAGGGTTACCAGGAAGTGTATGAGATCGATCCTTCCATCGTGATGAAAGCAGCTGAAAAGCTGGGAAGCGCCAGAGCCTTCCTCCGGGAGGTGAGCGCATGAAAATCACGGTAAAGAAGCTGGCAGACCTGCATCAGCCGGAAAAGAACGTCCGGATGCATACACCGAAGCAGATTGCAGAATTCAAGCGGTCTGTTGAGATGTTTGGGCAGATCAGGCCTATGGTTATCGATGAGAATGGTCTGATTCTTGCAGGAAACGGGCTGTTTGAGACGCTGAAGGCCATGGGCAAGGAAGAAGCTGATTGCTATGTGGTAAAGGGCCTGAGCGAGAAGGATAAGAAGAAGCTGATGCTTTCTGACAACAAAATCTTCTCACTCGGGATCGATGTCATGGACGCATTCGAGGAAATCCTTGCAGAGCTGGAAGGAGACACCGATATTCCCGGATATGACCCTGAGCTGCTGGAAACGCTCACGGCAGACCTGCAGGATGTGGATGAGCTGATTGCCGGATACGGGACGGTTGATGAGCCCGCGAAGGAGAAAATGACAGCCACGGCCCAGAAGTATGAAGCCGCTGCAGAGACAACAGCCAAACAGGCAGAAGAAATCAAACCCGCCCCGCCGCCTGCGGAAGATGCGCCGGAACAGGAAAAGCTGGACCGGCGCTTTATCGTCTGTCCGAAGTGCGGGAACAGGATATGGCTGTGAGGTGACGCTCATGGCCATAAAGAAGATCTACGGCAACATGAATGTTGTGGAAGCAGCTACAAAGCGCATTCAGAACATCTTTGCTAACGGTTGCAAGGTGTACCTGGCATTCTCCGGAGGAAAAGACACGCTCTGCATGTGCTCCATCGTGTATGACCTCATCCTGCAGGGCAAGATTGACCCGAAGCAGCTGACGGTTGTCTTCATCGATGAGGAAGCGCTGTACCAGTCCATGTTCGACATGGCTATGCGATGGAGAAAGCGCTTCATTGCCATAGGAGCAGAATTCAGATGGTATTGTCTGCCGGTCTATCAGATATCCATGCTCCACCACTTGGCAGATGATGAGAGCTGGATTACCTGGGAGCCTGGAAAGGAAGACGTCTGGATCCGGAATGCTCCACCGTTCGCTATTCTCCGCGATCCTGCGGTTGAATATGTTGGTCAGATGAATTATCAGTCTTTCCTGGAGCGTGTCTGCATGGATGGGCTGATGATTGTTGGTGTTCGTGCCAGTGAATCGGTGCAGCGCCAACAATATATTGCCACGGTCGACATGAGCGCCGGCAATATGACCAAGAATAACCACGTGTTCCCGATATATGACTGGACGGACAATGATGTCTGGCTGTACATCAAGGAACACAACCTGGACTTTCCGGAAGCCTATATTGACCTGTACAGGGCAGGCGTAAAGAAGCATCAGCTGCGGTTGTGCAACTTCTTTGCATCGGAATCCATTGCAGGCCTGAGGTGGATTGCAGAGGTTGATCCTGACCTCTGGGCAAGAATCCTCCGGAGGGAGCCAAATGCGTACCTTGCTGTCTTGTACTGGGACAGTGAGATGTTCCATCGTTCTACCGCAAAGCGCAAGAAACTGGAGGAACAGGAAGCGCCTAAGGACTACCGCGCATTGTGCAAGGAGATGCTGTTTACACACCCGGATCAATACTTCACCAATGAGAAGACCCGTAACGTAGCCCGCCGGTACAGGCAGATGTTTATTAAGGCGTATTCGTTTATGGAGCGGAAGCATTGGAAGCGAATGTACGAAGCGATCCAGGCAGGTGACCCGAAGCTCCGCAGTCTACGCGCAATGTACACGGATATATTCACCGATTATCTCCAATATGCCCGGAAAGAGAGCGGAAAACCGGCAATCCAGGAGGGAGGTGAATACAGTGGCAGCAGGTAGTGTCGACGTACATGCCCCATTAAATAGTCTACATTGGGTCGAAAGAGAAAAACTCCGGGCAAATGACTATAACCCCAATAAAGTGTCCGACGAGAACCTTCGACTTCTTACGCAGAGTATTTTGACGAATGGCTGGACGTTGCCCATCGTGGTTAAGCCTGATTACACCATCATTGACGGCTTCCACAGATGGACAGTCGCCGGGCGTGAACCGCTGAAATCAATCCTCAAAGGCATGGTGCCTGTCGTGATCGTAGACCACCACGGCGACACCAGCGCGGATGTGTACGGCACAATCACACATAACCGCGCACGTGGTACACATGTATTGGGCCCTATGAAACACATTGTGCAGAACCTCATCAGCGAGGGCAAGTCAGTCAAAGAGATAGGTAAGCAGTTAGGCATGACCCCTGAGGAAGTGTTTAGGCTTTCCGATTTCACCCGCGAAGACTTCCTTAACATGATGACAAAGAATGCGCATGGCTACTCACGCGCAACGATTTTTAAGAAAATCATTTGACGCGCGGCGGTGATTACACCCCATCCCCCTCATTCGTCATGCGGAAAAAGTGGGATGGGTTGTGGAAAACTCGCGAAAAAAGGTACTGTGAACCTGTGGAAAACTCATGCGCGCTCTTCGACCCCAAAAAAAGCGACGACAGGAAACGCGAATTTTGGCACTTTAATTGAAAAATCAGCCCAGAAAGGAGCTCAAATGGCAGCTGAAAAACAGACCGTCATCTTCAATGACGAAAATGTGTTCATCCTTCAGCCGGGGATGAATATTTATCTGAAAACGGCTGACATTTGTGCCCTTCTGGGCGCTTCCAATCAGTGGATTGGGCAGCTGGTATCACAGGGAACACTGAACAAGATCCAGACTGACTATGGGAAGCTGTTCAACCTGACGGACAGCGTCAAAAACTATATGGATTCTCTGTCAGAGAAGGTCAAAAAGACAGAGGAAGAAAAGAAACTGGACAAGGCCAAGATGGCAGCTGATGTGAAGTTCAAAGCAGCCAAGGCGACTATGGCCCAGCTGCAGGCTGACGAGCTGAAGGGAAAGATGCACCGATCTGAGGATGTCCAGGCATTCACTCAAAGCCTAATTGACACAATAAAGCAGTCGTTACTTTCGCTGCCGGGCCGCATGGCCGTTGAGCTTTCCTTGTGTGAAACAGCTGAGGAATGCTCCGTGATTATCAAAGACACCGTGAAGGATGTGCTCCGGGAGCTTTCCGAGTATGAGTACGATCCAGAGAAGTATGAGGAAATGGTGAGAGAACGCGAGAACATGGCAGAAAGGACAGAGGATGAAATAGACGATGACTGAAGTGGAAGCGGCCAGAATAGGCGCTAGGAAACTGAACCGGGAGCTGAAAAAGCAGGTTAAATCTTTCCTGGTCCCGGATGATCTGACGGTTTCCCAGTGGGCTGACAAATTCCGGAGATTGTCTCCGGAGAGTTCTGCGGAAGCAGGACCATGGCGAACGAAGAAAACGCCATACCTCAAAGAGGTGATGGACGCCTTCACTGACCCGAAAATCCGGCATATCGTGATGGTTGCAGCATCCCAGGTCGGCAAATCGGAAGCCATGAACAACATAATCGGCTATATCATTGATCAGGATCCCGGTTCGATCCTGATGATTGAGCCGACAAACGGCGACGCGAGAGAGTATTCAAAGCTCCGTATCGCGCCGATGATCCGCGACTCCAAGGCGCTGCGGAAGAAAGTTTCCAAAACGCTGCGGGGCGACACCGGGAATACGATTCTGCAGAAGAGTTACCCCGGCGGTATTCTCACCATGTGCGGTTCTACGGAAGCGCACGCGCTGGCATCCAAGCCCATCCGGTACGTGCTCGGCGACGAGCGCGACCGGTGGGCGGTGGAAGCCGGCAAGGAAGGCGACCCGTGGAAGCTGGCCATGGCCAGACAGCGGACTTTCTATAACGCGAAAAGCTACGAGTGTTCGACGCCTACCATCAAAGGGTATTCCCCGATTGAAAAGGCGTTTAACGAGGGCACCCGGGAACGCTGGTGTTCCAAATGCCCTCACTGCGGCGAATATCACAACATTCGCTGGCAGGATATCCGGTATCAGTTCGACACAGTGGAGATTGATCACGAAGAAACCTATATCGTGAACGAAGTCTACTATGTCTGCCCGGGCTGTGGCGGCATATCCAAAGAGCATGAGATGAAACGCGCTCCAGCTCACTGGATTGCAGAAAATCCGGAAGCGAAAAAGAACGGCATTCGGTCATTCTGGCTGAATGCTTTTTGTTCGCCCTGGGTTGCCTGGGAAAAGATCGTCAGTGAGTATCTGGGCGCCCGGAAGGACACCAGCAAGCTGAAGGTTGTGTACAACACCCTGTTCGGGGAACTGTGGGAAGAGCGCGGAGGACTTGCAAATGAGGATGATTACTTGGCAAGGCGTGAAGAGTACAAGGCAGAGCTGCCGGACGGGGTTCTGGTTCTGACCTGCGGAGTCGATGTGCAGGATGACCGGCTGGAATATGAGGTTGTCGGATGGGGGCTCCGGAAAGAAAACTGGGGCATCCGGAGAGGTGTGCTGATTGGACGGCCCGACACACCGGAACCGTGGGCTGCTCTGGATGACATTATCACCAAGGTTTACCGCTACGGCAGCGGCAAAGGTCTCCGTATCAGCATGACCTTCGTCGATGACGGCGGTCATTTCACCCAGGAAACCCGCCTACAATGCGCCAGACGGTTATCAATGCGCGTGTTCGACTGCAAAGGCTACGGTGGTGATGGCAGACCGTACACTTCCCCGCCGAAGAAGGTCAAGATCGTGATCCGCGGCAAGACCATTGGTGAGTGCTGGCAGTATCAGCTAGGCGTTGACGCAGGAAAGCAGATGATCATGGATGGGCTGAAGATCCAGACGCCCGGACCGCGATTCTGTCACTTCCCGCTTAACCCGGAATGTGGGTATGAACACCGGTTCTTCGTCGGACTGCTTTCAGAACATCTGGTTTACAAGGAGCACAACAAGAACCCGTGGGTCTGGGAGAAAATCCCTGGTCATGAACGCAATGAAGCGCTGGACTGCCGTAACTATGCAATGGCTGCGTTAATCGCCATGGCGCCCGATATGGACGCTCTGTTACGCCGGGCGAATGGAAATGCGTCCGAAGCGCCAAAGGCTCCCAGAAGGCCAAAATCAGGGCAAAACCGGGCATCCTTTGACCGCATCGAACAGCGCATGAATGAAATGATGGATATGTGAGGTGAGACACGATGGCAAGCAGAGAGGATCTGCAGAACCGGTTAACCTATTGGCGAACGACTTTGCAGAAGCTGATGGACGCCTACCTTGCCCTGGTCGAAGGACAGGTAAAGTCCTACGAGATCGATGACAGGAGTCTCACCAGGCTGGATCTGCCCTCACTGAAGAAGGCGATCAATGATGCGGAAGCCAAGGTCGACCAGTATGAGGATTTGCTGAACGGCAAGAAGCCCCGGAAGATCATGGCGATAGTTCCGCGTGACTGGTAATGGGGTATCGCTGGCGTCTGGCTATGCCGCGTCGGCTTTATCTATTGGTCACCGTGAGCGGAGTTTCGTCTCCTTTCGCCGCAGGTGACCTTTCATTCTGAACAGATTGGAGGTGGTAAACGTGGGCAAGGCATACAGACCGGTGTCGGTTACCGGAACAATCTACACGCCGGAAATGGTCCAGAGGATCATGGCGGCAGGTTATTCCGAAGCCGGCGCCAGTACAAAGAAGCGATCACTGAAGGGCATGACTGGAAAATCCTCATCCCCGAATGAAGATATTAACTGGAACAACGGTCTTCTACGTCAGCGCAGTCGCCTGATGTTCATGTCCTCACCGATTGCGCGGTCTGCGATTGAAACGCAGAAGACTAAGGTTGTCGGTACGGGGTTGAATCTTCACTCCACAATTGACCGCGACCTGCTGCAGATGACGCCTGAAGCGGCAAAAAAGTGGCAGCGGAACACGGAGCGAGAATGGCGCCTATGGGCTGACAACAAAGAAAACTGTGACGCAATCGGCATGAACACATTTGCCGGACTGCAGCAGCTGGCAATTAGTAACTGGTTGCCGAATGGCGATATCTTCAGCATCTTCCAGCGTGATTTCAAGACCACGCCGATGAATCCGTACAGTCTCCGGCTGCATATGATTGAAGCTGACCGGGTCTGCACTCCGTATGATGCGCAAGTCGTACCGCACGGAATGCGGACAGACGGAAAGAACCCGAAGAACGGGAACCGGATCTATGACGGCATTGAGGTAGACAAAAACGGTAAGGTTGTTGCCATTCACATCTGCAGCATCTATCCGAATCAGATGCTCCGGGATGCAAAGGACATCACATGGCAGCGCGTGGAGCTTCGCAGTCCGCGAACCGGCCTTCTGAATTTTGTACATATCATGGACAGCGAGCGTCCGGACCAATACCGCGGCGTGTCTTACCTGGCGCCGGTGATTGAACCAATGCTGAATATCACCCGCTACACCCAGAGCGAAGTAATAGGCGCGATGATCCAGAGCTGGTTTACCGCATGGATCAAAACGGAGACGAACCCGGCAGAATTCCCGTTTACTGAAGCGAGCAACGGGGATGATGACGATCCGAACAATCCTCCGGACAGGAATATCTCTGACAACAGCAATGAGTACGAGATGGGCCCCGGCAACGTCCTGCATCTTGGTAAAGACGAGGATGTCAAGTTCGGTTCACCGTCGATTCCGACTCCTGGCTTTGACACCTTTGTAAAAGTCCTCTGCAAAGAGATCGGTGCGGCGCTGAATATTCCGTATGACGTGCTGCTGAAAGAGTTCAATGCTTCCTATTCCGCGAGCCGTGCGGCACTGATGGAAGCTTGGGAAGCCTTCCGGATGCGCCGGGCATGGCTGGTTGAACGTTTCTGTCAGCCGGTGTATGAAACATGGCTCGCGGAAGCGGTTGCTCTCGGGCGTGTCAGTGCTCCTGGTTTCTTCAATGATCCGATTATCCGCGCTGCATGGTGCAAAGCGGAATGGCTTGGCCCGGTACAGGGACAGCTTGATCCGACCAAGGAAGTAAAAGCCGACATTCTGGCCGTGCAGCATGGATTTAAAACTCATGAGCAAGTGACCAGAGAATATGGCGGCGGCGACTGGCACGAGAATGTGGAACATTTGAAGGATGAAAACAAGCTTCTATCTGAAGCCGGAACAGATGCAGCAGCTGACGCAACAAAGTTCTATAACGAGCCGGACTTGGAACCGGACAATCCCGGAGGTGGTAAGAGTGAGTAAGCCTAAGATTGATGTCATAAAGCGTCCGTTCTACACATTGGCTGTTACAAACGGCAGCAAAGCGGAAATCACGCTTTACGGCGAAATCGTGACTGAACGCCCCACCGATTGGTGGGGTGATCCTATTGATGGGGATTTCATCATCCTGGACGAGTTTCTGGCTGATCTTGAAACCGTCAAAAACTGCACAGAGCTGACCATCCGGCTCAACTCTATTGGCGGTGACGCCTTCGCGGCTTTTACCATTCACAACCGACTGCGGGATCTTCCAGCGAAAAAGACCTGCATCGTGGATGGTGTGGCCATGAGCGGCGGTTCTCACATCATGTGTGCATGTGACACCGTGCGCGTCAACCCTTCTTCCATTGTGATGATTCACGACTGCATCACCTTCACGTTTGGCCGGCTTAATTCAGAGCAGTGTACAAACCTGGCGAAGCAGCTGGATGTGGTTGACCAGGCGCAGGCTGAGATCTATGCCAGGAAGACCGGAAAGAGCGTGGAAGAGCTCCGCGCCATGATGGATGAAACCACCTACCTGACAGGACGTCAAGCGGTGGAACAGGGTTTTGCTGATGAACTGATTGATGATGCGGAAGATCCGGATATCGCAGTCAGTTCAGACCACAAAACCATTTATGCCCACGGAAAACCCATGCGTTTTGCAGCGCTTGGTATTCTACCGGACGGCATTAAAACGGTCGACCCCTCTCCGGAAGAAAACGCCTTGCCCACACAGGGCGCGGAAGCCGAAGCAGGTGGAGATAATACGCCTGATGCATCAGGCAAGATTTGCGAGGTGAAACACATGACTTGGGAGGAATTCCGAAAGGAAAACCCCGAAGCCGCTGAAGCTGCGATTGCCGAAGCACAGGCGAGTGTCAGCCACACCGAAGCTGAGGAAGCCGCAAGGGCATCCGAACGCGCACGGTGCGAGGAAATTGACGCGCTGCGCGGTGTGTTCGATGACGCGACTATCCAGGCGGCAAAGTACGGCGAGAATCCCTGCACTGCGCAGGAAATGGCTTTCCGTGCTGCTCAGGAGATGGCCAAACAGGGCAAGAATTTCCTCAGTCAGATGCAGTCTGACTATCAGGAAAGCGGCGCTGCTGGCGTTTCTTCCGCTCCCGCGTCCGAAGAGGACAACAAGCCGATGACAGAAGAGGACCGTCGTGCTGCAGGCAAGGCGATGGCCGCGAAACTGTCCGGAAAGAAGGAGGAATAAAACCATGACCCGTGATCTGCATGAAAAGCTCGGCGTGATGGAACAGGAAAACCTGTTGGCCGGGCTGGAACCCCATGCTTTGACCAAGGCTGGTGTGATCCGCAAACTTGGTACCGCCGGTACCCTGAAGCGCGGTACTCTGCTGGCCAAAAGTTCCGGCTCCGCTGGTGACGGCAAGCTGGTTATCTTTGGAACGACCCCTGCCACCAATGAAACACTGACTGCCGATTGCGTCCTGGTACGCGATATCGACGTCGGAACTGCCAACGATGAAAACGCTCTGGTCTTTATCACCGGCAACTTCAATGAAGATGCTCTGATCCTGGCCAGTGGTGCGTCCCTGACCGAAGCTGACCGTGATGCGCTGCGGATTCGCGGCATCATTCTGGGCGCTTCCCAGGGCGAGAATGTGTAAGGAGGTACACCAACCATGGCACTGAATGTGAACATCCTGGATACCTACTATATGGCAGGTCTCTGGGAAGGCCTTTCTCCCGTGAATACCTTCTTCCGTGACCGTTACTTCCCGACCGGTGCCGGCGACATCTATGCCGCGAACAAAGTGCTGGTCGAGTATCGCGATGGCGATAACGGCCGCGCTCCGTTCATGGTCCTGGATGCGGATCCGATCAACGTGAAGCGTTCCGGATACGAGATCCATGATTACGAGCCCACCTGCATCAAGCAGAGCCGTAATCTGACCGCCGATCAGCTGAAACAGCGTGGATTCGGCGAAGCAATCCTGAGCAAGAGCACGGAAGAAGAACGCGCTGCGAAGCTGGTCAGCGAAGATCTGGCACTGCTTGAGCGCAGGATCGTTCGTACTGAAGAACTGCTTTGCGCCCAGACGATGATCAACAACGGCTTCACTGTGGATGAAATGCTGGATGCTGACACTGTTGGCAATGTGGCTACCGTGAAGTTCTATGATCCCAATATCGGCAACGACGGCGCCTATTCCATCGGAACTCAGTGGACCAGCAATACCGGCTGGACTGAGATTGTGGAAGACGTCCGGAACATGTGCCGGAGCCTGAGCCGTCGTGGTCTGCCCCACACCGACCTGATTGTTGGTCAGAAGGTTGCTGATATTCTGCTGGCCAACAAGGATTTCCGCGATCTGGTCAACAAGATGAGCGGAATCATCATTGCGTCTCCCATCATGCAGGAGCTGTCCGAGAAGTATGACGGCGTGTCTATGCTCGGTAACATCAACTTTGGCGGTTATCATCTGAACGTCATCGTTGTCGATGAGCAGTATCAGGACCGCCAGATTGTGAATGGTGTTCCCACCGTCGTGTGGGAAAACTATTTCCCTGCTGACGGCATGATGGTCACAGCGCCTAACGCCGGCCATCTGATGTATGCCCATATCGTTCACATTGACGATGATGGCAATTTTGACACCATCACTGGCAAGCGCGTACCTGATTTCTATGTGGATCGAAAGCGTAAGACCCGCGAAATCATCCTGGAGAGCCGTCCCCTTGCTGCTCCTCAGAATTACAGCCCGTGGATCTATGCGGCAAGCGTCGTAGCCTGATGAGGGCATGAAAGGAGACGTCCCATGATTATCAAAGCATTGTGCGTCATCGGAATCAAGTCGAATGACGGACACTCACCTCTTTGGCCCGGGTGCACGTATGATGTGGATGAAAAACTGGCGAAACGCTTTGTCGAAAACGGATCGGCAGTGGAAGTATCGAATCCCGGCTCTGTGCGTGTCGCTGAGGGCCCTCTGACCACAAACCCGGGCAAGAACCCGCCCGAAGATGAGAACGGGCAGGAAGAGTCAAATAACGGCGATCTGGAAAGCATGAGCTTCAGTGAACTGAAAGCGATTGCCAAAGGACTCGGAGTCGAAATCGGCAAGATCCGGAGCAAGGAAGGTATGATCAATGCTATTCTTGTCGCCCGGATGGAGATGGAGGAGAATTTCCCAACCATCGAAGCCCAGGAAGTGGTAGATGAATGAGCTTCAAGGACATGGTAGCAGCTGATAACTCCAGGATCTTCATGAATCTGGATGAGTTTGCTGAGATACACGACATCCAATATGACGGTGAAACGTATGAGGATGTGAAGTGCGTCATCACGAAACTGAAGGAGAAAGACCGGAATTCAGCTGTGAAAGACCACGCGCAAGGAATCTATCTGGTGACATCCGTGTTCCACTGTCCCTTGGAATCTCTGGACGGCAACGTGCCGGAGAGAGGAACAAAGATCCGGATTTCAGATGATGATTTCTGGCGCGATTTTTATGTAGCGCAGTCCGGGTGTGACCTGGGCATGATCAGACTTGAACTGGAGGCCCTGGACGAGTAATGGCTATCAGGATTGATGACATCGGCAGCGCAAAGATTGAAAGAGTGTACGCCATTCTTGGCAACATCAAGAATGGCAGCGCGTTCTATCATGCTTTGAATGCAGCGATGAAAAGAGCGACGGACTCAGCGAAAACGCAGGCCGGAAGGTATGCAGCTGAACGATATGCCATATCGAAAGGCCAGTTTATGGCCAAGACGAGAATCGGCTATATTCTGTCCTCCAATTCCATCAGCATTACGTTCGCAGGACGAGTGATTCCTCTGATTGAGTTTGGTGGAACAACAGGCGGTTCTCAGGGCGGCGTCAGAGCAGGCCCGAAGCTGGGCGGCGGCGCGATCAGCCGCGCATTCGTCAATACTGTGTACGGTTCGCACGGAGTCTGGGAGCGCATCGGGCTTCCGCGCTTTCCTGTTGAGCAGAAATATGGTCCTTCCACGGGCCATATGATGCAGGATGAAGGCGTATCAGAACACCTGGTTCAGCACATGGAAGAAGTGTTCGACAAACGTATTGAACACGAGATTACACGCATCCTGAGCGGGTGGTAAGGAGGAAACCATGACAAGGGTTTGGCTGCTTGAATCCTTAAAGGTGCGTATGGAAACAGACACCAAGGACTTGATTATGCCGGTGAAACTCCAAAAGGGCGACACCAACGAAGAATCACGGGCTGCTGAAGTATGGAGCGGGAGACTTCCAGACATGAAGTCAACCACCAAGAAAGCGCCGTACATTCTGAACACCATTCTCACATCTCGCTTCCGGCAGTTTCCCGGCAATCCTCCCGAGAGCCTGGTCACTGTCCGGACAGTTTACTGTGTCTACAATCCGGATGATCACGAGGGCGCCCTGATGCTTCTGAACCTCATGGACAGGATCCGTATTTCCCTGCAGAAGAACCCTATTGTGGACGGGAAATATGAACTGAACATGGCAGAGGAAGGAATCACCGACTTTGTTTATCCGGACGATACCGCCCCATACTACATGGGAGAAATGGTTACGGAGTGGATCATGCCACCCGTAGAAAGGGAGGTACAGAAATGGCTGTACTGAAAGACAAGAAGGGCGAAAAGGTTAAGGAAGAGGTTCTGGAAGAACCGAAGACCGAACCTGTGGAATCGTCCAATGAACCCGCGAAAGAGGAAGCTGCAAAGCCTTCCTTTTTTGTTTATCTGGGGCCGTCCATCCGTGGCCAGATCCAGTATGGCGCTCTCTATGAGGGCTCCCGTAAGGATGTGGAGAAGCTGCTTGAACAGCAGATCAAAAAATATCCGCGGATTAAAGCGCTCCTGGTCTCCGATCTGACGATCGTGGAAGACCGCATCAACGTTAGAAAGCCGGGCACCCGTCTGAATGTGGAATACAAGCGGCTCGTGTCCGAGCTTAAGTGAAGGAGGTTATAACCCATGCCTAACCATGCTGTAATTGTTCGTGAAGTAGCGACCAGCGTCAGCACCCCGGCAACGGTTGAAACCGGTATTCCTTTCGTCGTGGGTCTTTCCCCGATCCAGAATGCCGAGAATCCCGCTACCCTGGGCCGTCCTACCCTGATCACCAGCTTTAGCGAGTTCGTTTCAAAGCTGGGCTGGTCTGATGACTGGGATACCTACAACCTGTGTGAACAGGCGTATGCTCACTTCCAGCTCTATGGACAGAGCCCCGCTATCTTCCTCAATCTGCTCGATCCCGCGACGCATAAGAGCGCCGTGGCTGCAGCGGATAAGGATGTTGTCGCCAAGAAGGTCGAACTGACTGTCAAGGCGATCGATGACGCCGGCCTGGTGGTCAAAGCCCAGGGTGGCAACGGCACCGCCTACGTCAAGGATACGGACTATTCCGTGTTCTACAACGATGATGGCAAGCTGGTTGTGGAAGTTCTTCCGGATGGCGCCTGCTATTCTGCTTCCAAACTGAATATTGCCTACAATGAAGTGACTCCGGCGTCCATCACTGCGAACGCCGTTGCTGCAGGATTCGGCAAGATCGATCTGTGCATGACCGATCTGGGTCTGATCCCGGATCTGCTGTGCAGCCCCGGATTCTCCCAGAATCCCACTGTTGCCGCGATCATGGCCACCAAGGCAGCTGGCATTTGCGGTATGTTCAAGGCCAAGGCACTGATCGATATCGACACCAGCGTCGCGGATTCCTACGACGAAGTTCTGGCAGAGAAGACCGCACAGAACTTCTTCGACAAGAACGAAATCGTCTGCTGGCCGATGGTCAAGCTGGGCGATCTGAAGTTCCACATGTCCAGTCACGTCGCCGGCATTATTGCCCGGACCGACTACGAGTATGCTGCTCCGTATGTCAGCCCCTCCAATAAATCCATGCAGTGCAACAGCCTGATTGTCGCCGCCGGCACAGAGGTTGTTCTGACGCTGGATCAGGCGAACTATCTGAACATGTCCTGCGGCGTTGTCACCGGACTGAACTTCATGGGCGGGTTCAAAGCCTGGGGCAACTACACCGCCTGCTATCCTTCCAATCAGGACGTGAAGGATTACTTCATCCCTGTGAACCGGATGTTCGACTGGGTTGGAAACACCCTGATCAAGACCTTCTGGTACAAGCTGGATGAGCCCATGAACCGCCGTCTGATCGATTCCATCCTGGATTCCGCGAACATTTGGCTTAACGGCCTGACCGGGTCCGGCTATCTGCTGGGCGCCCGTGTCGAAATGCTCGAGGATGAAAACCCCACCACCGACCTGATGGCCGGTATCGTGCGCCTGCACGTGTATATCACCCCGCCGAGCCCTGCGCAGGAGATCGATTTCATCCTGGAATACGATGCTTCCTACGTCCAGGAAGCTCTGGGCTAAGAAGGAGGAATAAGACATGGCACAGCATCCTGAGCTTATTGTCAATTTTGAGGTCTACGAAGGTGGATCCAATTTTATGGGCGTTGCCGAGTGCACTCTGCCCAACATCCAGTTCGTGACCCAGAACATCGCCGGCGCCGGCATCGGCGGCAACCTTGACGCCGTGGCCAACGGCATGGTGAACGCGATGAACTTCTCCATGAAGTTCCGTTCTTCCACCGTTGCAGCCGTGAAGCTGATGGAGCCCCAGAAGCATAACATCACACTGATGGCTGCAGAACAGAGCTGGGACACCAATCAGGTGGACAAGGTAACCGCGAGCGACAAGTATGTCCTGGTTATCGTTCCCAAGAACTACAACCCGGGCAACCTGACTCCCGCGACTACCCCGGACAGCACGGACGAGTTCTCCGTGTACTACTACGCCGGCTACCGTGATGGCAAGCAGCTGTTCGAGATCGATCCTCCGAACATGATCTGCAAGGTGAACGGCAAGGATTACCTTGCTCCTGTCCGGAAGGCCGTTGGTAAGTAACCATGAGCCGTGAGGGGAAAACGTTCCCCTCACGGATTTTTCTGTATTGACGAAAGGAGACGAAACCATGGAACAGGTTAAGACTAACCCCGCTGAAGCTCCCGTTGATGAGAAGGAGCTTGAAATCGCACAGGAAGAAGCGAAGCAAGGTAAGGACACTTACGTCCATAAGTTCAAAACGCCGTTTGAATATAACGGAAAAACGTATGAACAGTTTGAGTTTGACTTCGGCTCTCTGACCGGCGGTGACTCGCTGGCCGTGGAAGAGGAACTACAGAGAGAGGGCAAAGGAGTTGTGGTTGTGGCCGCATTCAACTCTGAGTACCTCATCCGGATTGCGGCGAAAGCCTGCGCCCAGCCGATCAGCTACGATGCTTTCAAGTATATGCGGCTGTTCGACTACAACCGGATCCGCGACAGGGCAAGGAGTTTTTTACTCAGATCGGAGCAGTAGGCGGTGATGGTGGGGACTGGTTAAGAGAGCAGTGCATGATCATGGCGCGTAACAACTCCACAAGTGTTGACTTCTGGCTTAACCAGTCCTTTTCCAGCCTGCTCCGCTGGATCGAGACCAATAACCGTCTGAATAAGCAACAAAAGTAAGGAGGTGTCAAAGTGGCAAGCTCAAAAGAGTATCAAATGCTATTCCAGCTCAGCGCCAGTCTTGGCGGTGGATTCAACGGCACATTCAGCGCCGGCCAGAAGGCCGTCAGTCAGCTGCAGAGTCAGATTAACGCGCTGAACAGGACGCAGAGTGACATCTCCGCATACCAGAAGCAGCAACAGGCTCTGGATAAGAGCAAGGAGAAGCTCCAGCTGTATCAGAACCAGCTTGAACGGCTGAAAGGCGTGGAAGCTTCGTCCGCGAGCGAAGCCGCGCACCTTGCTAATGAAATTGAAGCAAAGCAGAACCAGGTGAATAACGCCCAGGCTGCTGTTGATAAGAACAATGAAAAGCTTTCCGAAATGGGCAATGCTCTTCGGGAAGCCGGCGTAGACACCAATAATCTGGCCAGTGAAAGCGAACGTCTGAAAGCTGAAACTGAGCAGGTTGCCGCTGCGCAGGTGGAGGAAGCCAGAGCAGCAGAAGAAGCCGGGCAAAGTCTGAAGGAAGCTATGCAAGGGGCCGCTGCGGCGGTTGAAGCGGCAGGCCTTATAGAAGGATTCAAGCAGGTTTATCAGGCTCTTGCTCAGTGTTCCAGCGCTGCGGCTGAATTTGAAACCGCAATGGCAGGCGTAAAGCGTACTGTCGGCGGTGATGATTCTTTCATTTCCGGACTGGGTGAAAAGTTCAAAGAACTTTCTACCCAAATGCCGATTACCGCAACAGAGCTTGCCCAGATTGCCACCACAGCCGGTCAGCTGGGCATTGCACAGAGCAATGTCGAATCATTCACTCAGGTTATGGCTCAGCTGGCTACGACTACAGACCTGTCAGCTGATAACGCCGCGACCATGCTGGCACAGTTCTCCAACATTACCGGCGTTACGGATTATGAGCGCCTTGGTTCCACTGTTGCTTCCTTGGGTGACGCAACAGCGACAACCGCTTCAAAGGTTGTAGAAATGAGCCAGGGCATGGCAGCAGCCGCGAGTATTGCCGGCATGAGTTCAACAGACATTCTGGCGATTTCCGCTGCCGTCGGTTCTCTTGGTATTGAAGCGGCATCTGGATCCACGTCCATGAGCACCCTGATTTCAACCCTGTACAAGGCAACGGAAACCGGGAACAATCTGGAAGAATTCGCTTCTGTCGCTGGTATGAGCGCATCACAGTTCAAACAGGCATGGGGTACCGATGCGGTTGGAGCATTGGACGCCTTTATCCAGGGTTTGAACGACACCGAACGCAACGGAAAATCAGCTGTTGTTATCCTGGATGAACTTGGAATTACCAACGTCCGTCAGACGAAGGCGATTCTGGGTCTGGCGTCTGCCGGCAGTCTGCTTTCTAATACTGTTGCACAGGCCAGTTCAGCATGGAATGAAAACACCGCGCTTACTGAAAAGGCCGGCATCATGTATGGCACGACCGAAGCCAAAATGACCATGATGCAGAACGCAGCCAATAATGTGCAGGTTGCCATTGGCGATGCTCTGAATCCTGCCCTGGGCGCTGTTGCCGACGCCGCTACAGCGCTGATGCAGCCGATTGCGGAATTCATCGAAGCGAATCCGGCGATTGTGCAGGCGATTACCACCTTTGTAGGTGTTCTGGGTGTAGCCACCGTTGGCATTACCACATACACAGCCGTTACAAAACTGGCGGCTGCGGCAAGTAAGCTATTTGCCGGCGCAATTCCAGGAATCGGTATCATTCTCGGCGTTGCCGGAGCTCTTGGTGCACTTGTCGGCATCATTTCAGCGATCAGCGGCGCATCAGCGGAAGCGAGCAAATCCTTTGAAGAACTGGACAGCGAATTTGACGATTTGAACCGTCAGTTTGAGGATAACCAGAAGGTTGTCGACATGGCCAACTCCTATAAGGATCTGCAGAAGGAAGCTGACAATCTGCAGAAGGCCATGAGCGGAGACTTCTCCACTACGGTGAAGTTCGTCGGTACAGTGGACGGTGTAGATAAGCTGACGCCTGATCAGTTCCTGACCGGAACGACTGTCAAGCTGACGCCAGAGCAGGCCGCATGGCTCGCAGCCAACGACTTCCTGACCGGCGCGAAGGTTACCCTGACGCCGGAACAGGCTAAATACCTCGGCGCGAATGATTTCCTGACCGATACAACTGTCACACTGACGCCTGAGCAGGCGAAGTATCTGGCCGGTAAGGAATTCATGACGGAGACCACCGTCCAGCTGACACCGGAACAAGCCAAGAAACTGCAATCCTATTCCTTCCTGCAGAGCACTAAGGTTCAGCTGACGCCGGAACAGAAAAAGCTTCTGAAGTCCGCTGACTTCGTGGATGGTACGACAACCATTAAACTGACTCCAGAGCAGGCTACGAAGCTCGCTGCTGCCGGATTCCTGGACAGCACCACCGTGAAGCTGACCGCTGCACAGGCAAACGCTCTGGCAGCAGACGGATTCCTGGACGGTACAACCGTTTCCCTGACGGCCCAAGCCGCCAATGCGCTGGCTGCGGAAGGGTACTTTGAAGACGGCACGACCGTGCAGCTGACCGCTGAAAAGGCGAACACGCTGCAGGCGTCTGATTTTATCGCTGATCCGACAATTACATTTACCGCGAAAAACGGGAACACGCTGACCGCTGCCGATTTCGGCATCTCCGATCAGACGCTGATCTACATCGCGCAGCTTGATCCGGCGAGCTATAAGGACGTATCCGACAAGGCGAAAGCACTTGGCACTGAACTGGCCGCAACGCGCGGAGATCTCACCACAGCGAGCACAAAGCTGGATGAGATGAAAACGAAATACTCCGAACTTGAAGCACAGCTCTCTAAGACGCGCGGGACCAAGGCCAAAGGCGCGATTCAGGAACAGATGGATGATCTGTCTGAACAAATCAGCGCCCAGACTCAGCAGGTTGAATCCCTGACAAACAAGTACACGTCTCTGGAAAGCGAGTACACAATCGCAGCAACAGCTGCAGGTGAACTTGCAGGGAAAGAGGAAACTCTGCTGGCTGCAAAGGAAGCTCTTGCCGGAGCGTCTGAAGGTGTAATTACAGCCAGTGCAGGAGAAACCGAAGCCTTCAATCAGCAGGCAGAAGCAGCCCAGAAAGCAGCTGATGCGAACCTGGCATTGCTCCGTTCGAAAATGTACGAGAATGCCGGACAACAGGCAAAGGCGTATAAGACGGCAGTTATTCAGGCATCTGAAGCGCAGGCACAATACGACGCTGCAAGCGCAAGAGCTGCCGTAACCCAGAAGTATGCCGGCATGAGCGCTGATGAAGTCAACGCGGCGTACCAGTCTCTGCTCGTTACCCTGGATCAGATGACCAATGCAGAAGGCTGGACGCCGAATGACGAAGCCTACCGTTCTGCAGCTGAGGAAGCCGAACACCTGGCAAGTATATTCTCAAATGAGAATCTTGATATTCTGTCATCTGCTGACAGGCTGTCCGAAGGATGGGTCAGCTGGGTGGATTCGTTCAGCGATCTTTATACCACTGGCGAACTCTGGAACATGTCTCTGGAGCAGATCAATGCCAACGTTGCCGAGTACAAGGCACAGGTGGACAGTGCTGAACAGACACAGAGCGAATTCATTAACAACCTTGTGCAGGCCATCCAAACCGGCGCCTTCACCGAATCGGAAGTCCGGGCTATGCTGGCCAACTCCCTGCAGGGTGAAGCGGATGCTGCCGAGACTGTCGAACAGATCATGGCAGACGTCAATGCCCAGATGGCAGCTGAAGCCGCCGCGGCTGCTGAAGCTGCTGCAGCTACGGAAGAACTGGCGAACTCAACGGAAGAACTGAATGATTCCAGCACCGAGCATCTCCGGTCTATCGAGGAAATCACGGCCGACATTGATAAGCTGGTCAAGTCCTACGACGATGCTTACAAGGCCGCGAAAGAATCCATGGAAGGCCAGTTCGGCCTGTTCGATGAAGCCAATACCAAGATTACCGGAAACAAGAAAGGTGCGCAGGGCTACACTAAGAACCTACAGGACCAGAACACATATATTCAGCAGTACACCCAGAACTATGAATCAGCTGCAGCTGCTCTGAAAGCCGCTGAAGCTGAAATCATGGGCGAAGGCAATGCAGGTGCGGAGGGCGCTTCCAACAGCATCCTGGCACAGCTTGCCGACGGTTCTGCTGAATCCGCTCAGGTCCTTGCCGATCTGGCCACTGCATCAGCTGCAGATATCAAAGCACTGGTCGAGCAGTACACGACTCTGCAGACAACGAAAGACAGTTACGCCAAGACTGTAGCGGAGATCGAAACCAACTTCTCCGAAGGAATGAGTGAGCTGCAGACGGAACTGGAAACGACCGTTGCAAACTTGGACTTCAGCACGGACGCAGCGACAAACGCCGCGACCTCCATGGCAGCGTTCACGTCCGCAATCTCTGCAGCAACCGGCCCAGCTGCGGCGGCAGCTGCGGCACTGGCGGCGGCAGTCAACGCGAAACTGAAAATCAAGTTTTCCGGACTGCCTGGCTTCCACTTCGCATCCGGTACTGATGAAGCACCGCCCGGCATGGCGCTGGTCGGTGAACAAGGTCCGGAGTTGATCATGCTACAGGGCGGCGAGAAGATCCTTAACGCCAGTGAAACCAAAGCTCTGTTGGAGCAGGCTCAAAAAGCCGAACCTGCACAGGCTGAGGAAGCCACTGTCACAGGTGGCGGCGGCGGGAAAACAATCCACGTGGATTTCAGCCCTCAGTACAACATCAACGGCAACGCGAATGCTGAAGAGATCAAGGCTGTTCTGGAAGAGAACAGCGTCAATCTCCGGGAGCAGATCGAAAAGATCATGGAAGAAATCGCGGAGGATGAGGACAGGAGGGATTACACATGACCACATATGTTACCAAATCCGGAGATATGTGGGATCAGATTTCCTACAACCTGACCGGCTCTCACGCGCACACAGAGGAGATCATGAAGGCGAACCTTCAGTATGCCGAAGTGTATATCTTCTCCGCAGGCATTGAGCTGACGATTCCGGATCTGGATTCCGTCATGGATTACGATTCCCTCCCGCCATGGAAGAGAGTGTGATGTAAATGGGCTCTTATACCGGCGCAGTCGGAAGCTGCGGGAACAACCTTTACAGCGGTGTCTATCCGATCGGTGTTACGATCCCTGCGGACGAATACCCTGTACAGGTCGAGTTCATGATCCAGGCTGGCGGTTCCTATTTTGTGAATCATGATTACAAAGTAGACAACACGGGAACGGTTTCCATCTGCGATTCCAGCGGTGGGAATTCTATTGCCCTGGACACGTTCACGCTGTCCGGACTGAAGAATTTTAACAACGGCCTGAGCAGCAACAAGCATTCAGATGCCAACTATTCTGTCGGCGGCGGTGAGGTTCTGGCCGGTGCTGCCCTGGCTATAAAAATTGACGCAGAAGGCAGATGGTGCTTGAGGAATCGATGCACGATCAAGGTAACGACAGAGAAGAAGACACCGGAAGAACCGGTTTCCATTCCGGAACTGTTCCACGAGTTACTGCCGACCGTCAAAGAAGACGACAAATACAAAGGCATGGCCAGACGTGCTGCATGGCGCATCAAGGTCAAAGGCGTGGATATCACTGATGAGATCAAGAAAAACCTGATTGAAATTGACATCACGGACAATGAGGAAGACCAGGCTGATGATCTGCAGATACAGATTGCGGACCGTGACGCGGTATGGCTGCAGAAATGGCTGAACGATACCATCCAGGCCGGATCGAGAACCAAAGGTCTGAAGTTCACGGTCTGGATTGGGATTTCTTCAGACGATGGCACGATCAATCAGCAGAAGACCGGCACCTTCATGCTTGACTCTGTGAAGCATAAAGGACCGCCGGCAGTCACAACCATCAAATGCATCTCCCTGGACTACAGCGGTGGCATACGGACCGAGAAGCGCGATAAGGCGTGGGAGAACTACTCCATGAGCGGCATTGCCGGCGAAATCGCTGGGAAGGCCGGGCTTTCCCTCATGTACCTGTCGAGCAAGAATCCAACGTACGCCCGGAAGCAGCAGGACCAGGAGACGGACATGTACTTTCTGAAACGGCTGTGCCAGGATTTGGCTCTGAGTCTGAAGATTACCGATAAGAAGATGGTCATCTTTGACAAGAGCCAATATGAAAACCGGGACGCCGTGGACACAATCAAGTTCGGGGATAAGAAGTACATCAGCTGGGATCTGGGCACGACCACTGGCGAGATTTCATACGACATCTGCACGGTGAAGTACACGGATCCGAAAACCGGAAAGGTCATCGAGGGCAGTTACAAAAGCGACAAGTGGGCCGAGAACGAGCCGAAGGACGGCGAGGAAGCGCGGCATCAGGAGCTGGTGATCACCAATGAAAAGGTGTCCACTGCAGACGAAGCCAAAGCTCTGGCCGAAATGCGGCTGAAGATGAACAACCTGTTTGAAAAGGCTGCTTCTTTCACACTCCCCGGGAATCCTGCTCTGATGGCCGGACAGACCATCACCCTGAAAAAGTGGGGCTACTGGGACGGTAAGTACATGATTGCCAAATGCAAGCACAAGATATCCCGCAGCGGATACACCACATCGCTGACACTGAGAAAGATCTGAGGAGGGCTGACATGATCACAGCTGATAACATGCTTCGGGTCGCCATTGTGTCCTCTGTGGACAAACCGAAGCTGAAAGCCCGTGTGTACTTCCCAGATCAGAACAACATGGTTTCCGACTGGCTGTACGTAGTTCAGCAGAAGCCGCAATACACCAAGACGGACGGGGCGCACTCGCAGCCGGACGCCGGGTACGGCGGGGCCCACAAGCACGAACTGGACAACTGGATGCCTGAAGTCAACGCAAAGGTGCTGGTGATCTATCCATGCGGTATTGACAAGGACGGCTACATATTGGGGGTGATTCCGTAATGGCCAAAGGACGAGAAGTCGGCTCGCTGGGCGATGTGGTATTCACTGTTTCTTCTGATGCGATCAAGACTGTTGAAAAGATCGAAATAAAGAAATCAGTGGAATTCGGAACTCATAAGCTGCACAACGGAAAAACCCTGCTCGAATACACTGGCAGAAATCCCGCCCAGGGTTCATTTCCAATCACCCTGAGCGGTTTTCTTGGTGTAAACCCGACCAAGGTTCTGAAAACCCTGGAAAAGCAATTTGAAAAGGGGCAGGTTGTTTCATTCACAATGGGCTCCAAGAAGATCGGGAAAAAATGGGTTATCACCGATGTTACGGAAAACTACACGTATTTCGATGTCAATGGAGATGTGCTCGCAATCGACGTCACGGTTAGTATCAAGGAATACAACTAAGGGGGTGAGCGAATGGTTTATATCATCCCACTGGAAGCGGAGATGGAGCTGACGCTTACACCCGCAGACAGCGAAAGCGCTACCGTGCAGGATCTGTATGTGCTGCTGAATACGGCTATCAACGAATGCCCGATGTACCGCGAATTCGGCATCTACAAAGAATATCTGCACATGCCTGTCAATGTGGCCAAAGCCATGCTTACATCAGCAATTGTTGACGCGATCGATAAGTTCTTTCCGAACCTTGATGTAAACAGCGTAGACTTCAGCATTGATGAGCTTTACCCTGACACATTCAAAGTAAAGATTGAGGTGAGTGACAATGGCAGTTGAAAGAAATCCGCAATACCGGTTCGTATCCGCTGACTCTGCGGAGATTCTCCAGGAGCTGACAAGCGAGTATGAAAGCATTGTCGGCGTTACAGTCAGGCCCGCGAGCGCGGAAAAGCTCTTTCTGACCTGGGTAGCCAGTGCCATCACCAATCTCCGGAACCTGGTCAATTATGTTGGAAACCAGAATCTCCCTTCCCGTGCTGTCGGTGCCAATCTGGACGCGCTGGGCGAAGTCATTTTCAACGTCCCGCGTCCAAAAGCCACAGTGGCCACCGTGCGCATGAGGTTCTACATCAGCGAAGCACAGGTAAATCCTATTCTCGTGCCGAGAGGAACGCGCGTCACACCAGAAGACGGAAATCCAGTTTTTGAAACTGTTGAGGATGTGTATATCGCTGCCGGCGATACATACGCGGAAGCGAATGCCGTGTGCCAGGAAGCCGGGACCATCGGAAATGGCTATGAAGCCGGACAGATCTTTACCTGTGTAGATTTGTATACGTACTATGATCACTGTGCAAACGTAACAACTTCAGACGGTGGCGCTGATGTTCCGGATGATGACGAATACTACAAGCTGCTCGTTGACAGTAACAACCTGTTCTCCACTGCCGGCGCGATTCGGACGTATGTCTATCACGCACAGGAGGTTTCCAAGGAGATACAGGACATTGTTGTCAACAGCCCGACTCCCGGCGTCGTGAAGATCTACGCGATGGTAGCGAATGCTCCTGCATCCTCCGGTATGAAGGCGTTGATTCTGGCAGCGTGCAATGCCGAAGACGTCAGACCGCTGACTGACTATGTTCAGGTCGATGATCCGGAAGTGGTCAGCTACGATATCGACGTTACGTATTACCAGAGCACAGACAGCAAAAAGAGCGCCGCGGAACTTGCTGCGGATGTTCAGCTGGCGGTTGACCGGTATATCGAATGGCAAGCAGGAAAGATGGGACGGGATATTAACCCGTCAAAGCTGATTCAGCTGATTGTTGAAGCCGGCGCCAAACGTGTTGTGGTTACAAGTCCAACATTCACCCATCTGAACGATGGAAAAGGTACGCCTGTGACTGCTCCGGATCTTGCTGTTGTCGATACTGTCACAATTACGAATGGGGGCTACGAGGATGAGTGATCGGGTCACGTACGACTCCACCATGCGAGTGCTGCCAAGCGTACTGAAGAAAAGCGGCTTGACGCTGCATCTCGGGCAGGCAACGGCAAAGTTCCTTGAAATTGCAGACGGTGATGTGCAGCTTGCGAGCATCTACGCCAGGATTGACGAACTGCCGGAAGATCTTTTGGATATCCTGGCCATTGACTTTGATGTTCTCTGGTACGAATTCAACTATGACCTGGAAACAAAGAGACGGCTTATCAAAGAGTCGTTCTACGTCCACCGTCACCTGGGAACGGTCGGTGCCACGAAACAAGCTCTGTGCGCCGTATGGCCGCATACGGAGGTTGAGGAATGGTTTGAGTATGACGGAGATCCATACTACTTCCGGGTTCTGATCGAAGCGAACAGCACGCAGCCAATTCATGTTGAGAAGATCCTGGACACCATCCGGCAGTATCAGTCCATCCGATCTCATCTTGAAGATGGAATGCCGATTATCCGCGTGACCTTCGGCATCGTAATAAAGACACAACCGTTCAACTCGCTATATCACGTTGACCCGGTCGGCACAAAGAAAAGTGCCAAGAACTCCAAAGGAAAGATCTATTACATCCCCAATTATTCAACTCATGGTGACAAGAGTTATGAACGGCTGATTGTGGAAACGGATGGTAAATCCGTCCCATATAGCGTACCGGCCACAGGTGAGCTTATCGCCGGTACATATCCCCGGGTGCAATCGCATGGAGAACGTGACGAAGGCGGCCTGTATGTGGGTGCAGAAACGCTGGAATCAACGTACCGTGCGCGGCCCTGCGGAACAAGTCTGAACTCGCTGATGTAAGGAGGTGAAAGAGCATGTTGGAACCCGCGGCATACAAAGATCTGCGAAACTACATAAAGAAGCGGATCAAGTTTGCGCAGTACAAGGTTGGCTCGACCTGGTATAACTGCGCGATTGCGGAGACTGTCATCACGAGCAATGGCACGGTGAGAATCAAATGCCAGATTGCCCATGGCTCAGCCTGCACCATCACCGGGGTACGGCTGAAAAACTCGGATCAGGAGATCTGGGCCACAAAGGCCGTAAACGTCGTGATTGAGAACTCCACGACCAACTTCATGCAGTGGTTCGATTTCACGATTACGGAAAGTGAGGTGAGCTAAGTTGTATCTCTGGACGAACTGGGTAGATGAAACCGATCAGTATGAGGATCGGTATACGGAGACCATGAATCCTGACGGCACGATTTCGCACGTCAAGGTTCGCGGTGAAGTGTATGTTGAAGGCACACCGCAGGACGCGGCGCACTTCAATAACATGGAAGCCGGCATTGTGGATGCGCATGTTGGAGCAGATCAGATCCTGATCGGACTTCGGCAGAACACCTGGCGAATTGAAGCGCTGGAAAAAGCTACGGATCAGGAAACCGGCGTGAAGACCCTGACAAATTCAGCAGAATTCCCGTTTAACAACTCCATTGTGACGGTACCGCTGACCATTGTTCGGGACAATCTGAACTACATTGTGGAAGTGATTAAGGTAGAGCCCACCGGAGGACCTGTCGGGGAGGTTGAAATCTCCGACCGTCAGGTCAACGGTTTCAAAATGGCGTTTACCGGATCTGCCACCAGCGTGAAGGTCACTTATGCGGTGATTGGAGGGTTTGACAGATGATTAAGCTTGTTGTCAGAGGTGGACCCGGTAAGGATGAAACCTACCGGGAATTTATTTTGACATCAGATGCAGATGTAGCAAATCTTCCAAAAAGCACGAGCGGCACCGAGGAGAAAACCACAGCCGGAAGCATTGCGTATCTGCAGGATCTGAGCAAAACGTATCTGCTGGGGCCGGATGATGTATGGCGGGAGGTGTAAAGCATGGACCTGCTTACACTGAAGAAAGCCATGCGATATGCTGAAGAACTCGTTCAGCAGATGGGTGGTGACGTTACTGAGCTTGCTGAGGATCTGAAGGATCTTGCCGATAAGCTGAGTATCGAAGATCTGGACAGCGATACAGCTGTCACGATTCTGATTAACGCGCTTCGTCAGCACCAGTGGCAGAATGAAGCAGATGCATTAGTCTGCGAAGAAGGCCAGGTTACCCTGACCAACACTCAAAAGTTCCCGTTCAATGACAGCCTGAAATCCGTTGCTCTGGTGAATACACAGAAAAACACGAAGTATGCCGTGATTCCGGAGCTGATCAGCGCGAACGGAAACGCCGGTGAAGTGACCGCTTCAGAGAAGCAGGTCAACGGCTTCAAACTGGCTTTCAGCGGCAGCGCAACTACTGCCACTGTGAAGTACATTGTGATAGGAGGAATTATCGCATGATTATCGTGGAGAAAAACGAAGGGCCGAAAATCGACTACGAGATCCAGAACACGGCCACCAAGAAGAAGATCACCTTTGACGATGATCTGACCATCAACCTGGCCAAACGTGAAGAAGACTGGCCCGTGCACATTGATGTGTGCTATGACGCGGACGGCGATCTGGTGATCGGTACCGCTGCCGGCCGTGCCTATGTGGCAGAGATCGACATCCCGGCCAGGGAGTACACGCCCGGCGAAACCGAAGAGGATCCGCCCGTTCCGGTTCCGCTGGATCTGGACAAGTGCACTCTGAGCCTGTGGGCGATTGAGTAAAGGAGGACAAAACCATGCCGAACAATTTTGATCTTTCCAACCTGGCTCTGAAGGCCATGTGCCCCAACAACGAGATCCTGTATGATGACAAGGGCCTGCCCTCCATCATGGTCAAGATTCCGAAAATGACTTTCGCGGATCTGGGTCTCGGAGCTTCCACCGCAACGTTCCCCGCATTCCTGGTCAACGGTCAGGAAGTAAGTGAGATCTACATCTCCAAGTTCATGAACATCGTGAACAATGGTCGCGCGTATTCTCTTCCCGGCCAGGATTATGCAAACAACATGACCTTCGACACTGCTCGCGGCTATTGTGAAGCAAAGGGCGCCGGCTGGCATATCATGACCGCCTATGAATGGGGCCTGCTGATCAACTGGTGCGAGAACAATGGATTCATCCCGCTCGGCAACTGTGCATACGGTAAGTATCACACCGAGACGAATTACAAGGCCATTCCGATGACCTATGACACTTCCAACCCGCCCAAGATTCTGCATACCGCCGGCGGCACCGGTCCTCTGGAATGGTTCCATGACAAGACGCCTTCCGGAATCGCTGATCTGTGCGGCAACGGTTTCGAATGGACTGGCGGCATCCGCACTGTCAAAGGTGAGCTGCAGATCCTGACGAACAACAATGCTGCAGACAGCGATCACAGCCAGGGCGCTACTTCCTCCGAGTGGATGGCGATCGACGCTGCGACCGGCGCTCTGATCACTCCTGATGGAGAAGGCACGACCACCGGCAGCGTGAAGATGGACTGGGTAAGCAGCAAGCTCCAGTACAACACCACGATCACTGACAGCGCACCCGGCGAACATTACTGCGCGTTCAAAGACATCAACTGCTCCGCGAACATTGATGACAGCGCGAAGGCCGTCCTGATTGCTCTCGGTATGCATCCGAGATCCAATACCCTGTGCACAACCTATGGACGTTGCTACTTCAACAATAACGAAGCTGAGCGGTTCTTCCTCCGCGGCGGGTACTACGACTCGGCGGTCTCGTGCTCGTTCCCGTCCTTCTTCGGCAACGGCGCCCGTTCGAACCAGAGCCCGGCCAGGGGCTTCCGCGCCGCTTATATCAAGCTGCCAGCTGCTTAACTGCGTACTGATGGGCGCCGCGATAGCGGCGTCCTTCTTCCGCGCGAAGCGCGGAAAATTTTTAGCCCAAAATTACGATATTT